CAACACACATACTAGCCATCTCAAAGGGAGACCAGTGCTTATGTTTGATGAGGTACTTGATCAATCGATCAGGGTTAGATCCATCCTCTTGGCTCTTAGGGTTAGAGACCCTAGCCTGATAGACCACAAGGTCTTCAGCATGAGGAGTGATCCAAACAAGCTTAGCAGACATGATGGTTATGGATGTGGTAACAGCAGCATACGATCTGTATGCTATACAGCTATAGTTCTATAGAGCTATAGTTCAATAGCTGTTAGAGTGTTATGGTGTTGGTGTTAGTGGATTATAGATCAATAGGTCTTGACGGTCGGGGCTACGCCCCTCCCTGATCATAGATCTATAGGTCTATAATGATGGTCTTTTTGGTCTTTCTTACCCCCCTTTCCCCCCTACTAGGGAGGGAGATCTTGTCTTTGTGGTCATTGGAAGGGGGCTCCGTCTTACGGGAACCCCCAAACCGCTGTTCCACACCTCCAGTGCACCACTACTGGAGGTTTTAGGGAGGGAGAAGTATCAGCGACTGTCTGGTGTCCAGTGGTGGATAGCAGAGGAGTCTCTATGGTCTGAGAAGGAATGACCAGTCACCAGGAGGTCTGTTGCCAGTTGAGGGGTTGTCATGAAGGTATCCAGCATGGCATTCCACTCACTTCTCTTCTTCTGGATAGCAGCCTGTTCGGCTGACACAGCGAGGATGTCTTGAAAGTACCTAACACCAAGAGCTAAGCAGTCAACTCTGTCATCGTGTCTTACTGCCCCTTTTTCCCGACACATGCGTGTCAGTTGGTACATGAGCATCTTAGGCAGGCGCTCTTCTTGGGGCAGGTCAGGGTTAGAGTTGTAGTCCCACTTGATGACTTCTGGGTCTATGACCAGACGGTGTTGGTTAAGGACTGGTTCAAGTGTATCAATAATCCTGTCTTCTTTACGGGTGGTAGCCCGCACCTCTTCAAAGTCGATGCTGGTTTTCATCTCAATGGCGTGACGCTTCATGAGTTCCATGACAGCACCATCACCGAAGTTAGATTCGATGACACAGCGATGAGCACCGAACAGCTTAGCTTCTTTGAGGATAGCACGTAGGGTACTATCGGCATAGCCATCCTGAAAGGCGAGCATCCGTCTGATGTAGATGATGCCGTTAAGCTGACTGAGGATGATAGCAACGGTTTCGTCAGCACCACGTCCGGAGGGGTCAACGGCGACGATGGTATCCTTCCAGGGGAAGTAGTCAGGACCGATACGAGCAGGACTGTGCCAGCGGTCACCAGGAAGGGCCACAGCAGGGATGTCCAGGGTGTTTGTGGGGTCACCACTCCAGACCACATTACCGGGGCCCTGTTGACGGTCCAGGGTGGTTGTAATGAAGTCCGACAGCTTAAGGGGGAACTTCAGGGCATCCGACAGTGAGGTGTCGAGCATGAACTGGAGCTGGAAGTTGCTCCGGGACATACTGGCTTCACGTTCGGCAAGTTCAAAGTCCGAGAAGCGGCTATCTGTTGGTTTCCAGGCCAGCTTGTCGAGGCCGTGTTTTTCGATGTCAGAGACCAGATCAGGTGCCAGGACATCTTCATAACCGACTAGGCTCTTGGGGTAGCGACCAGGCCAGACGAACTGACGGTAGCCACGTTCCGCCAGGGTGCGGTAGACGGTGAAGGTAGTCTGTGGTGTTCCCAGGAACATGATGCGGCTGTCCTTTTTGGGTGTTAGGACGGACTCACCTTCTTGGATGAGGTTCAGTAGCTTCTCACGTTGGAGGTCTGTTGCTGAGTTACTGGGCACCTCAACGTCATCAAAGATGATCAAGTCAGCACGAGAACCCGTCAACTGACCGGTGATACCAACAGACTTAACGGAGGGTGACTGAGCAGGGACACAGCCCCCAACGTCGAAGCTGATGCGTGACCAGCGGGTGTCAGAATCTCGTGGACGTAGATCTGCCAGCCAGTCCTGTTCTAGGATAAGGCGTTGACAGAAGAGTGAGAAGTCATCAGCACGGCTCTTACTGGCTGAGACCACGAGGATCTTCTTGTCACGATCACAGAAGAGTGTCCAGATTGCAAAGCCAGCTGTGATGTAGGATTTACCGACACCACGGAAGCAGGAGAGTTGGAGACGTTTGGGGCCGTGTTGGAGGTAACGGCACATGGCGCGTTGTGCTCGTGTCAGCTTGGGAAGACCCATGCCGTGCCAGAGCACTTCTGCGAAGTAAGCAAAGTCGGCCTCTAAGCGCCTCTGTAGGGCCTCAACAGTGGTCATAGGGGGAAACATACGGGGAAGCCCCCAGGGTCGCCATAGAGACGCTCCTGGAGGCCAATGGTGGCGAATTACTTCTCGCCCTTCTTCTTGGTGTTGTACCGCTTACCGCGCCAGGTGAACTCTTTGGCACCAGAGCTACGTGCCTTACGGAAGGCATCGTTGAAGTTGCTCTTGTTGAACTTAGCCTGGCTAGGGCCGGTAACTGCGGGGCCCTGCTTGGGCTTATAGTCACCGCGCTTCTGGGCTGCCTTAAGGGTACTATCGCCCGTGTTATAGGCCTGGAGGCCAGCAGCAGCTGCACCACCGCGGCTGATACCAGCAGCACCACGGAGCAGGTTACGGCCTGCACGAGCGGCCTTCAGGGTGTTAGACATGCGCTCGCTGGCGGCCTTAGCACCACGGCGGGCCTGGGCAGCGGCGACGGCCTTACGACCAGCCACCTGGGCAGCCCGGACCTTACCGGAGTCACCGATCACTCGCAGCTTCTGAGCACCTTCGCGGACGAGGTTCTTACCGGCCTTGGCAGAGTTGGGCAGGGTCAGGTTACGTCCTTTGGTACCGCCGCGTACGGCCTTACCCTCAGCCTGACGGCGGGCCTGGACGGCCTTAGCACGCAGCTGACGCATGGCAGGGCTGCTGCCGTTGGTGATCGCACGGGGTTGACGGCCACTGGGCTTCGACGCGTCCCGACCACCAGTAACCTTAGCAGTACCGCCACTAGGGCGGCTGTCTGCGGAGGTCACCTTAGCTTTGGACACACTAGACCGATTACGACGCCCCTTGTCGGAGGTGATGGGCTTCTTCGACATCCGCTTGCTGCGGTTCGAGGAGGAAGTGATACGAGGCATTAGTCTTCTCAGGCGAGGGTGGCAACGTCAATGGTGAAGCCAGTGCCAGCGCCAATGATGCCAGTAGCAGCCGTCAGGGTATCATCGATAGCGTACAGCTTACCGCCGTACACGAGGGTGACGGCAGTCACACCACCACCAGAGACGGTGATGTTAGCCAGGGCGCCTTCACCGATGCCTTGGGTGCTGAGCAGGGGCACATTGGTGTAGGTGCCGTTGGTGTAGCCAGAGCCAGCCACGCGAGTATCCAGGGTGGCAATAGCACCAGCGTAGTTCTCAGTGCGTCCAGCCTTACCGGTCGAGATGGCGTCGGTAACAGCAGCACCAGCAATGGCAGTGTTGATCAGAGCGATCAGAGCATCCACAGTGTAGGAGGCGCTGGGGGTCTGGACGACGGTTTCGCCACGGTAGACCGGCTCTTCGTAGAAGTATTTACGAGTGTTGGAGATGTCGCCGTATGCGGAGGCGCCTGCGGGTTTGGTAGCCATGATTGTTGTTTAGGTCTTAGAGATGGTAAGAACGTCGCCGTTGGAGTTGTAGGTATATGAAACAGTGGCAACAATCGTGCCACAAACTCCACCTACCCTGTAGATCGTGGATTCCAGTCTGGAACCATCGTACATATTAAGTACATAGTCATGAGCTGGGATGCTCAGACCTGCACAGTCTTTGTTGTAGGCGCTGGTGCGCCGGATGACAGTAGACACTATTCGTCTCCGTAGGTTCTGCCGATGTTAATTCGCAGAAGAAGTCGTTGGTAGAACTCTCGATAATCACCCTCCCACCACGGAAGGGAAGTTCGTAGTCCAATGGGAATCTCCCACGCTCCACCTTCAGCGAAGAGGCTTGTGATGTACTCGACGTTAGGTGTGCCTGTAGAGAGAATGGTTGCAGGAATGCGAGTAAGCGTGATTTGCCCTCTGGCAGCTGTGATCCGGTAAGTTCTACGTAAAGAAGCGGGTACCGTAATTATCACCAGGCTGCCGTTAGCGGTCACCAGGGTGGTATTCAGGAAGTTACTTAACTCTGCATTGTTTCCGATAATGCTATAAGCCCCGGCAGAGCCCTGAACATACCTATTTGCTCGCAACGTGATGTTAGTTCCATTGATGTGGAACACACCTTTGTTGACATTCAGCTCGTAGCTTTTCCTGAGCAATGCCGGTTCGACTGTAATTGTATAGGTACCCACATCCGCACTGACATTCAGGCCACGTTCAATAGTAACTGAATAGCCTGTAACCGCAAAGATGCCTCGCTCTGACGGCAGTGTTGTTGTGTGCAAGATGGACGCACTCTGTCCAGTAATAGCGAAAGATCCTGTATCAAAGGTGACTGCTGTAACATAACGAACAGTCGCTGCTTGACCGATAATTGAATATGTCGTCTTTTCTGCTACAAGCCCAATGCTTCTCTCAAGGGAAGCATCTATGCCAGTAGCTTCAAATACACGAGAATCTGCAGCGATTAACTTCGTTGAACGAACAGCGACTTCCTGGCTGTTAATTGTAACTAACCCAGTAGAGCCAGTCAACAGCAGACCCTTGTTTGCATCAGACGTACTGCCTACAATCGAGTAGCTACCGGCAGAAGCGGACAGGAACATATTGTGAAGCAGTGTGATCGAGTAACCGACCACTGCATAGAGTCCCCTGTCCGAAAGTAGAATGGATGTATGGACGAAGCCAGCTGTAGAGCCAGCTGTGGTGAAATTACCAGTTTCCGCTGTCAGAGTAACGGCAACAGAGTAGGTAACCTGTAGCTGTACCGACGAGAAGTTGATCGTCGGGCTGGCATCGTTCGAGAAGAAGCCGAAGGCCTGCAGGTCGTTGGTACCGTCAGTACCATTGACCTGGGCAGGAGTCCAAGCTGCACCCGTCTTTGGATTGGTCGCCCAGTCATCTGAGCGGGAGGTGTAGGAGGTGGCAGGGTTATGGGTAGTCGCGTTGTAGTAGCTACCACCCACCTTCAGCCGACCCGCTGAGGCAGCCGCCTGCGAGGCCGTCTTCTGGTCGTAGTACAGGACCTGAACCGAGATGGACGTGGCGTTGCTGGGGATGCTGAAGGCCGAGAACCCGAAAGTTAGGTTCCCAGCCGTAGTCCCGTGCAGCAGCGTGTCTGTTGGTGTGGTATCCGGGTAGTCATCGACCACCGTGTACCTAGTACCAGCAGACCCGTTCCAAGTTCCCGCTACAGCTTCATCGCTTGTCGGGTTACGAGTCTGTGTGGACATTACTCACCTCAAGAGAGGGTGAGAATGCCGTTCGTTTGGTCCAGATCAACAGTAAGCGTTTCGCCTGCACCGACAGTGACAGACGAGCCGTAGTCCCACCAACCGATAAGAGGATCCGCGGGGGAAGTGGGGGTGTCGTTGTAGAGGACAGCATAGCGGGCCGTGAAGCCAGCACCGGAGCCCGTCCACACCGGATCTGTGCCGCCGGTCAGCTTGAAGGTTCCTGCAGTCTGCGAACCGGTGATGGTGCCAACAGAGATGCCACCGGAAGTGTAGCCACCACCGGTCGTCAGCTCCGAGATGTCGGCCCGAATGGTGTGGGTGCTCGCGTTTGGAGCAGTGTTGGTCAGAGCGACCCTGAGCACATGAGTGGTGCCGGTCTGGAACTGGTGTACGCCAGAGGCCAGGTCTTGAGCGAACTGATTGTACTTATTGAACGTTGCCATGAGAGCTACTTAAGAGAGTTTAAGTTACGCTGCCACCCATTCAAGAATCGAGTTGCAGCGGTGGATGTCGAAGTTGTCGGTGGTGGTGTACCAGGAGAGCCAGTGTGCGCTTCCCTTAGATTGATTGCATTGACGACACGCAGCTACAACATTATGAGCGCGGTCTTGACCTCCTCGTGTCTTAGGACGGACGTGATCCAGTGTCAGATCTTCAGATTGTCCACAGTAGGCACATTGGTTGCTCCAGTGTTGCTTCACAGCTTCACGCCAGAGGCGGCGGGCTTGCGAGGAGGTCATGGCTTTAAGGGCAAACAGGTAGTCAGAAGGTGCGTCGAGCAGCATGAGCGGCTTCGGTGGTTTACTTCTTGGTGCGCTTTAGGCGAGCGTTGTTACCATGTCCATTGCGGGCTCGGTTGGTACTCCTGGATTCTAGCACCATCCGTCCATCGGTGGTGTGGCTCAGGTCTTTACCGCCCTTACCGGCGATACCACGGCGACGACGTTCCGTCCACCGGGCTTCTGAGGCCTTCTTCACGGAAGGCTTTTTGTTCAGCTTACGCTGATAGGCTGCCTTTTTCGCAGCTGCTTTGGGGTTAGCCGCGTAGTATTTCGCGGACTTACTCTTCCCTCTCATCACCCTCTATGCGTCGGGGGTAATCTCGATACAGACGCTCTTCGATAACATCGATACGCCTGCCATCGTTCTTGAGTTGGTTGGCCAACACCTCGACCGATTTGGTCAGATTCTGAAGCGTGAGCATCTGCCAGCTGAGAATAGCGAGGAGGGCTGTCCCAAGCAGTGAAGGAATGCTTGTTTTATCGGACAACACGATCCACAACCTCCTCATCAACGTCTGGGAGGGCCTGGAGTAGTGCGGACAGGGGGCTTCCACTGACAGCAACTCCGGTGATGTTGTTCTTATGCAGCCAATCGATGGCCGCTTTGAGGTCTTGTGTAGAGCAATCATTGCCTAAACGGAGTCGATTAGTGAGTTCCTCCGTGACAAGGCTGTGGAGTTGGTTGAATTGCTCTTCGTTAGCTTTGTTCATCGGTGGGTCCTGGGATTTCAACGGACCAAAGGCTACCGTCCCAGGTCAGAATCACGTTTCCGATCCGGTATTGGGCGCCAATTTCCGGGTTTTCGGGTGCTTCGGTCATCGGGGGGATGTCAGTCATGCTGCATCATGAGGCGGATCAGCTTGTCAGCGTACACAGGGTCGGTAGCATACCCCTCTGCCTTGAGCAGACGGGCGGCTTCCTCTCGGCTAGCGGCACGATTGACGCCCCGATAGCCCTTGTAGTCCTTGTACCACTTGGTTACCAGCTCGTTCACGCAGTCATAGGGCGTGGCGAAGTCCTTGAATGACGCTTTGATCGTCACAGGACCGTATCCGTAGTCTTCCCAGGTGGTTTTGACTGTTCCGGTGCCCTTGATGCCGAAGTAGTTGTTCTTTCCGGACAGGTGCTTGCCGTATGCGGACTCCAGGGCCCACTGAGCAGCCACCAATTCGGGGAACTTGGCACCAGCAGCAGCTGCAGCAGCCTCGATACCTTCCCAGGTGTTCGAGAATGCCTTTTTCTGGGCTGGTTTTGGTGCAGGATTAGGAGTCCTCCACAGTTTAACCCAGTCTTGGGTAGGGTGAGTAAGGCGCAGTTGGTCGAGGACTTCTTGAAGCTTGGCGAGGGCCGCCTTTTGATTAGGCAGCCCCTTATAATGCTTCACCACATCCTCAATACGGATAGGTGTAGTCATGTCAGCCGTTCAGAATCTTACGGATTTCTTCGATTTTGTCGTCTTCCTTACGGAGAGGCTTGACGGTCTCAAGCAGACCAATCAGCAGTTGAACAACGCTGTTGGACTTAAGGCTGCTGGCGCCAATCACCTCAGAGGCGATGAAGGCGCCGAGAAACGCAAGGGCTTCGTAGGAGAGTTTGATGCCAAGAACTTCGATCATGGTTCTAAGTGTGGAGTGAATTAGGTTGTGCTGTCAGTGATCAGGCCTTGGTTGGCCAGAGCCGTCAGCAGAGAGGCCAGAGCAGCGTTACCGCCCCGGGAACCGGTGACAGTAGGCTTAGCAATAGGCGCACTGTTGCGGAATGCCAGGTTACCGTTCGTCGTTGCACGGAAGAAGACGTTCGAGCCCAGACCTTCCGAACCCGTAATCCTGAACTCTTGGCTGGAAGTATCCAGACCAGTCGTGAAGGCACGGGTGGCCTTGTGGACATAGGTGGTGTAGATGGCACTGGAGCCACCAGATCCAATTAGGCGGGCCCGACAGTTGGTCGTACCCTCCATGTCCAGCTGGACACTAGGGGCAGCCACGCCAACACCAACAAAGCCGGCAGCCGACACGGCGAACTTGCCGGATCCGTATTGGATTGCCGAGGTGTTACAGGCATCATCAGTGATGTAGATGCCGTTTTCCCAGATACTACCAGCATTGGAAGATCGGCGGTTGATCCACACGGCTGCCGTGCCGGTGCCGGCCCCAGCGACGAGGTGAAGACCGTACTTGGACGTGGCAGTACCGACCGTTGCTTGGTTGGTGCCGTAGTTGTACAGCTCGATCTCGTGGCCGTAGCAGAGGCCATCGCCACCGGCATTCACCTGGATCAAGGACTGAGTAGCCCACAGGCGTGCCTGAGTGTTGGTGGCACCCACATAACCCATGTGAGAGCCGATCACCATGTCACGAGTGACAGTAGAGCCGGTCGATGGGTCGTTGTGGGTACCCCGCAAATACAGCAGGTTCTTCTGGTAGTTGACTTGGCTGCTGGTAGGAGCAGAAACACCTTGGATGGAGAAACCCTGCTGGTTAGCAGATCCAGCCGTAGCATCGCCCACAGTGGTCATCCTCACTGTGTACCACCGGTTGGTCTTACCAAGGGTGGCCAGGTCGGTTACACCTGGAATGGCAATGTTGAAGGTAGCATCGCTGCCCTCCAGCATCACGTTGTTGATCGTCGGGTTAGACGAGAAGTTATAGGTGCCAGGGGCGAATTGGATGGTTCCATATTCACCCACTTCCGCAGCAGCAGCGTTTAATGCTGCTCGGTTATCAGTTGCCCCGTCGCCCTTAAGGCCAAAGTCCAGAGACGATGAGAAGGCCTTGGGCTCAAATAGGGGCTCATACACGCCATCTACGGAGATGATGGCTGGATCTTCAATGGGCATGGCTTATGGGCTCGGAGGACTTGGAGGGGTCGGAGGCTCAGGAGCCGGAGGGAGGTCTTTGCGCGGAACAGGATGTTAGCTCCAAGGCCTTCAGTACCTGTGATCCTGAACTCTTGGTTGGCGGTATCTAGACCTGTCGTGAAGGCGCGAGTGGCCTTCTGGTGGGGTTCGTCCTTATAGTATCGGACGGCGTTTAGGAGGTAGGGCATAGTATTCTAGTTATCAGGATTCAACAAACGCCCCAGACTCTAAGAACCCCTGCGCCTCTACGAGGGTGTCAAAACGTAAGATTTGATAAGCCGATACCCGCCAGGTACAGTCTGCGGTAACAGTAGGCCCAGAGAAGTCTAAGTATAAAGTCTGCGAGCCAGGTGAATAGCCTATGGCAGCAAGCGTGTACCATTTGTTTAGAGCTGGTACTGACATAGCCCTTGCAAATTGGGCCGTGCTTCTGTTCCAGACGTTAAACATCGGCGCACCCGCAGTCACTTTAACGTCAACTGTGAACACATACCATCCCGCTGTTGTCGTGATGGATGACGCTGGGTTAGTGAGCTGCGTATATTGATTACCGGCAAAGGACGCCCTAGTGAACTCGTTGCACTGAGAGTATATCTGGCCATCAGATACCACTGTTCCGGTCAATGGAAACGAGCCGGAGGTACTGGCGGAAGTCGTTAGTGTGGCCGACATCGCCCTTGCGGGGCCGTAGGATGTGATCTTTGAGCCACGCCGATGAGTAATAAACCAGCGGCTATAATTTCCTGTGCCAATAGTACTAGAGACGTTAAAGAGCCTGCCAGAGGCAATGATTCCATCTCCAACCGGAATGCTATCTTGCGTAAAGGCGTCCTTCACATGGATGACGGAAGACTCAGGGGTTTCAACCGTACATGCTCCGCCACCATAGCCAGTAGTACTTTCAGTCCTGCATTTATCAATGATGACGGAGGACGATCCAGCCTTGAGGTAGATGTCCCCCACGACTCCACACGAACGGAAGTCAGCTCTGAGCACCGAGCCGTCAAAGATGAAGCTCCTCCTGTTAAGTGTCTGGTCGGACCGAGTTGATCCAGACCAGGCGTCGATGGTCACGGTAGGCGAGGATGGCCATGGAGCCCCCAGCGACATGTTGACGCCGTTTCCCTCTAACCACTGCCCATCAAATATGAATGGAGCAGTCTGAAGCTTGCCACCGTTGTACGCATAAACAGCAATGGCATTGTACTCAAAGACTGTGCTGTTAAACGTCCAAGCGCCACCGCCGAAAGTATCGTGAACATACACACCACACTCGTTGCCATTGAACTCACCGGAATAGAAGTAGTGGCAACCGGCGTGCATGGCTGGCGTGCCAGGCGGACTGCCAAACTTATTGTTCAGAGCATAGACGCCGTACTTATTGAAGCCAAACCCGCAAGAATAAAACTCACAACCGATATTGCCAAACGTAAACTGGACTCCCTTTTCCAGGTCTAGGAAGTGACACCCAATAAACTTGACATTGATTGCGGCGTGATATGGGACTGCAAAAAGACTGGGGTCTGTACACCCAAAGGCGAACCCAACCCCGGTTTTTGTTGCTATGCCGTTAAACCCAATGCCTTTGACCTCGGAGTGGTAATACCAATAACTGCCAGTGGCTCTGTAGGTAATTGCCGCTGTAGCTGTATTGTACGGCTTTAAGATGGACACTGAAGATCCATCACCCTCAAGGATTATTCTGTTGGTAATGATTACGTTGCAGAGGTAAGTACCTGTTGGAATGTAGACACGCTTGCCGGTGTTTACCGCTGCTTGAATCGCAGCCGTATCATCCGTAACACCATCTCCCACCGCTCCGAAGTCCTTAACAGACACCACATCGTCTAGCTTCGCCTCAACGGTCCTAGAGCCATAGGCGAGTTTCGAGGAGTCAATAGCGGCAGCACCAGACACCTCAGTGTTCGTGATCGACTCAGGCGGAAGGGTGCCAGAGACGTACCCCTGAACCGCATGAAGCTCAACCACGTCACCGACAGTCAGAGCCACCGCAAAGGTGATGCTCGATCCTGTAGCGGCTGTGTAGTCGATCCCACGGGTCTGAAGGGCGCCGTTGAGGTAGACCTGCTCGTTCCCCACGGCATAGTCGAGGGTTACGGCTAGGTCATCGTTACCGGATAGGACGGTCTCCCCGCCGCTGGCGGTCTTGCGCCACCGGACAATGTTGCCGGCTGCTGCTGAGATAACCCAGTCGGTCCCTGTCCAGGCCTTGAGGATGTCCTGGGTGGTGTTGAAGTAGAGGGCACCTACACTTAGGGCGTTGCCATTATTATCAAGGGCTGGGTCAGAAGCCTTGGGCCCAAGGTAACGGTCATCTAAATCGTCGTAGGTTGCAGCAGCATCACTGGCACTTGTAGCAGCAGCAGCTGCACTTGCCGCCGCCGCCGCCGCACTTGCAGCACCAGTTTGAATCAAACTATCTACATACGCTTTGTTTGCAGCATCGGCGCCATCCGAGGGTGAAGCCAGGTTGATGCCTTTGTTATTATTGAAGTCAAAATCAGCAGAGACAGCAGGATCATTCTTATCAATAGAATTATCGCGGGTCTCCTGTGAGACATACAGAACCTGATCAAAGCCACTATTAAGGTCAGACGCTTTAATCGGAGAGCCGGTGAAGAAGGTCGTTATCCGTTCATCCGCATAAGTTTCACGGTACACACGAACAATAACCCCGTTGGCGGGGGCTGAGTTCATTTGTACGGTGGTAGCATTGGCAAAGGTGTATGCAGTTGTATCAACACCATCAAGACTGACCTTGACGTGTTCTTGTTCTAGGTATGGAAAGGTGAAGGTGAACAGGACGGTTGCCCCATTCCCCGTATAAGTATTCTCAGTGATTGCCATTGTTACTTGGGTAGTTGATTAAGGCGCTCGATGGCTCCAGTTACATCACCGCGGCGGGCCTTGGTTTCGGCCTGACGACGCTTGAGCATACGCTCTGCAAAGTCCTCATTCTCCGCCCGCATTCGATTGAATGCCGCTCGTTTGGCTTGTGACACGAGACGATCCACAGCAATGTAGTGCCGTGTATCACGCTTGTCTAGGGCCCCAGGACGCTGGTTGTAGTCCATGATGGACTGACGGAACCAATCCTTAGCGATCAGCCGTTCCAAGCGGTCACGGATGCCAGACTCGAAGATGAGTTGACTGTATGTGGCCTGCTCTTCAGCAGTAAGTGGCTCTCCAGAGGGACCACTCTTGGTGAGTTGGTTGAACTCATATTGCATCGCCACCAGCGTATCTTGAACGATGTCCTCACCGGCATCCTTGACGCGGAACGGCATGATGGCATTCCAGATGCCACCACCAATCGTTTGCATCTTTTCGCCTGTGAATACATCCGTACGAGACGGCTGGAAGTTACGATACAGCGGTACAGCGTCATTCAAAGCACGTTGAAGCTCATTATCCACCTCCTTCATGTACGGATCCAGCGCATTCGCAAGACCCCTACGTGCACCAGCAAACGGCAGGAAGTTGTTGGCAGTGGTTAGCATACCACGCAACACCCGATCACCGCTGGACAGGTTGGCCGGATCCAGAGCAGCAGACAGACCAGACAGACCCGCCAGGTAGCTCTTCTCTGTGATAGCAGCAGTCAACGCATAGATGGTCTGCCCCACCAGCTTCTCAGCCATGTTCTGGTTACCCATACGAGCAAGCAGAACAATGTCAGCCACCGTAGCCATAATGGAGGCAAGTGGTTCAAGCGTCTGATAGGAGATCCACCGATCACCCACCTTCAAAGACAGGGGTTGGTGTGTCTTACTCCACAGGGCCCGCTCATCCTTATCCACGGGACCATTGCCGGTCATCATGCCGGTCAAGGCCAGCGTCGCAGCAGCACCGATGGTCATGGCACCAATAGCCTCACGACCCTTCATCTCTGCCTTCAGCAGCTCATCACTGCCGTTCATGACGTTCTTGTAGCTACTCAGGGCTCGATTGAGACCAGGAGTATGCTGACCAGCGTACGACAGGATATTGGCAGGAGTACGGATAAAGGGAACAAAGATACGTGCCAGAGGTACTTCCTCCAGGGCCACCGTCAGCTTGTTCAAGAACGAACCAGGGTCACCTTGGAAGGTGCTGATGTCCGCGTATTCCAGCAGTTCAGGATCCAGGATTTCTCCAGTCTTAGGATCCATCTTCTTGCTGTACTCACGCAGATACTTCTGGAATACCGCATCCACTTGGTTGGGGTCAGGGGTATCCAGGGCTGCTTTGTACATGGCCTCTGAGGCGAGGCGTTGGCGTGCACTGAGCTGCTTGAAGAAGTCATCAGACGCCATCAGCAGGCGGCTGGGCAGGGACATCATGGGGTTGTTCAGGAAGCGGTACTGAGCCTCCAGGAAGCCAATGGCGAGCTGCTCCGATGGGCTATTGGCCGCACGCTTCATGGTCTCGATGGTGGCCATCAGCTCCGCATCATCCAGCACGAACTTACGGTTGATGTGGAGGGGTTCACCAGTCAGGAACGACTGCCGTGCCACCGCCCACGCATCACCCATGCTCGAACGTACAGCGTGGAAGCCGGCAATAGCAGCCTTCTTCTTCGCCTCATCACCCGTCATAAACCCATTGAGGGCTACACTGAACGGGCGCTCGATGGTAGCATACGTGTTACCCACCGTGTTACGGATGTGGGTAATGGGACCAGACAGCATCGACTGGTACATGCCCTTGAGCAGGTTCTCGGTGCCCAGCTTGGTAGCCAGGTGCATAAAGGTTACCTTCTTGGAAGGATCACCTCCTGCCAATACCATGGCACGAACCAGACGGTCCAGTTCTTCCTGGGCTGCTGGATCACCCTGACGTGCCAACTTCTTGACACGCATACCCCAGTCCTTGACCTTAGCAATGCTCAGGTACTCGGAGGCACCTTCAGCAGGACTAAACGCACGTGGGGCACCAAAGATAGACTCCTGGAATGCACCAAGGCTGAAGCCGTGGAAGTTACCAGTGATCTTATGAAGCTCCACGAGACCTATTAACCGGTCTACTAATCGGTCATATTGGTTTCCGCCTGCGGTGCGAATCTCGATCATGGCATCCAGATTGGTAGCCAGATCAAAGATTTGGTTGGCAGTATCACTGATCAGGGCCTTGGTGGCCACCACACCCTCAGGTGACAGCAGCGTCTCCATGCCTGTACCACGATTCACCTGGATCGTGCCATCCTTGAGCAGCTCGGTGATGGGTGTAGTGGACTCGTCATAACGCAGAGTAGCGTCACGGAAGTCCTCCACCAGGGTAGCTGCATCGCGTACCACTTGCTTGTAGGAACGCTTGAGACGGTTGGCAACGATCTGAAGATCGGACTTCTTCACAAAGTCACGCACCATCTTCTCGGTTTCACCGGGCATGTCCATGATGCGATAGGCCGCATCGGTCAATACCTTCGGAGATCCAGCAGCAGTGATCGATGACGTGCCAGGATAGTTGGCTCCAGGCACGCGGGCATTCTTGGGAATACCACCGGTCTCTGCTTTCAGCTGGGCAGCAGCAGCATCGTTGATGTCAGCAGCCTCGTTGTAGACGGCCTTCTCGTGGGGGTCCAGGCCTTGAGGATCAATCCTGCGGGCCTCTTCCCAGTCAAAGTCAGCCACCTGCTTGTTGATGTCCTCCAGGCTCTTCATGGCCTCGGCATACTCCGGACTATCTTCACCGAAGTCAGCCAACACACGGTCAGCAAGCCTAGCGGCCTCATCCTCTTGTTCACGGAGGACCGCAAACTCCTCTCCGCGGGCCAGGGCCCAGCGGTCCTGTTCTTCCAGATCACGGGTGGTAGCCTTCGCATCAGCCTGTTTGGCAGCATCCTCTGCCGCCTCAGTACCAGCACGCAGGGCCTCCTCCTTTGATTTACCAGCTTTGAGGGCCTTCTGAGCGGCTCTACGGCCCACGAGCATCCATCCGAGGGCATCAGCCGCAGCACCAGTAATGCCGCCCTCCAGGACGGTCTTGAGCTTGGCTTCCCAGATGTTGTCGTCATCCTCGACTGCCAACGCCAGGAGGAACGTGTCCTCGTGCTCCGGCGGAATCCAGTCTAGATCACGAACCAAGGTGGACAGGTTGCCGTCATCACCCTTGGTCAGCAGCAGGTCCGCAATGGCACCAGGCACAATGCCGGAAGCTACAGCACCCTTGATGCCCTTGCCACCAGTACCCAGGCCAACAAGACCCTTGGGCAGTCTAGCACCCACAGCACGCAGGCCAAGACCAAAGGTCAGGATGCCTTCACCTAGCTTACCAACGGGCGTCTTGGGTCCACGAACACCCAGATCATAACGGGCCTCCTCATAGCGGTTGGAGAATGGGTTTCGTTCATCAGGGGTTTCCTTACCACGGATGGCGTTGATACCAGTACCGATCGAATCCTTGATCAGTTCACTGGTATTCAGTACACCCTCCAGAAGATTGACAGGGGCATTGACAACGGAACGGATTACCTCCGAACCGAATGTATTGACCGGACCATCGTAGGCGGCCCGCTCAAAACCCTCCTGGACTTCTTCTTTCTTCTTTTCGGCCGCAGCCTTTTGTTGCTGACGCTTCTCCTTGCCGACAAGCGGTTCAGCGATATTCTTTTCTACGAAGTTCTCGATTGCCTGATCAGCAGCCGTCAGGGCATCACCGATAGGGTTCCTAGTTCTTTTCTGAGACTGTGTTTCCTTCGCCTTTTTAGGGCGGGCGGCTTCAGCCTGCTTTTGCTTTTTCTTCTCTTCCTCTTCACGTTGCCGTTGGAGGAGTTCAGGATCGATAGTTCCGCCGCTTTGTGTCGGCCTAGGCATTTGTTCCCCTCAGGGTAGAAGTTGAAAAGACAAGACCCCCTGACGCATCAAGGGGGTCCTGAAGTTCATCGGAATTGACCAGATTGAATCTGATTGGCAATTCGACGACGTAGACCGTCATAGTCACTGTATGGGGTCATGCTCTTTGAACCCCGTGGCGCAGGGGCCAGGAAGTCAATAGAAGCAATAGTCCCATCAACGGATGACACACGGCCTGTACCCCCCTGGCGGCCAATAGCCTGACCAGGACGGATCTGATCACCTTCACGTACGTTGACGCGATCTAGGTGAGCATAGAGTACATCAACCTTCCGCCCAGTGTCGGGGTCAATGCTTTCGACTACGATGTAGTTACCGTAGCCAGTGTTGCCTGGACCCGTCTGGTTGCTGATCTCCTTCACACGCCCAGGAAGGACGGCTCCGAAGTTCTTATCAGCAAACCATAGATCCATGCCAGGTTGACCAGTGTCAAAGGTGATCGACTGGACATTCTGCGGCGTCATGTTCGCAGCCCGTCCGCCACCACGGCCTGCGCTGTTAAAACCCGACTTCTGGAGCGTATAGTATTCCTTGGTGGCATCCGCAATGAACTGCCGATAACGGCCATCACGGTAGGCACCCCAGGCACCCCATCCGCTGCTCTTCAGGATCGAGGCCGCCACACGGGCATTGGTCTCAGGATCCTTCAGGTCTTCAGCAGACTTCAGTCCATACTGTCGAATACGCTCAGGGCCCAGTTCATCGATCATGTTGATCTGCCACAAGCCAAAGCTGTTGTCCCCGGTATTGCGGTTGCTGTTGACAACACCAGACTGACCGGTGGACTCAGCCATACCAACAGCAGCAAACTTGATCAGATCGTTACCCCGGAGGCCGTTGGCATAACCAAGCCTGAGGTAGTCCGACATATTGATCGTTTGACCCGGCTGCAGGTCTTGGTCGGGACTGGTCGCCCTCGCACGGGCTGCTCGCTCTTTAGCAATTCCAATGTCAGCCCAAGCACGGATTCGCTGTGCGCGAGAGGCGTTGGGATGGGTGAGAATAGCAGCGGCAGAAGGGGCAAGAAGAGAGCGTTGGCGTGAAGCAGTGACCGAAGAGGTCTGGTCGAATTGTGGAGATAGCGGGACACCATAGGCAGTAGATTGTGCACGAATGAGTTGTTCAGCTGACAGTCCAGAGGCGGACATCAGTTGTGCCACTCTACCACTAGGAGCCTTTCCGTTGATGACATCCTCCTGGGCTTTGGCCAGTTCAGAAGGTGTCAGCAGGCGGTCCCGTGTAGGCAGGGGACGTGCTGAGCGGATCTGAGCAGGGGGCACAAGGGTGAAGTCACGGGTGTCTGCTCCGGTTGCCGGGTTCTTGAACGTCGGCACACGGAACCCACCACGGGTCAGCTGTTGTGATGGTACGATCTTACCATCTTTGATTTGAGGACGGAAGCGCGGATCGTTTTGCATAGCCGCAGCCTTCTGTGTCAGAAAGTCTCGGGCGTTAGCCTTGGATGCGTTGGGGTTCTCCTGATAGAATTGAAGCAGGAGATCCTTGAGTTCATCACCAAATTGTGCTTCCATGATGGCAGCAATGCTACCAGCATCTGAGGAGTTGATTCCCTCTTCAGCAAGGATGCTGGAGAAGATACCCTTGGACAGCCGATCAATCATCGGATACAGTTCCTTGGCATCTTCACGGGCTGCGCTGGAAGGAAGTAGATCCTCCAGCATACGAGCCTCTTCAGCGTTGATGTTACCGCGCCTCAGTTCTTCACGGATCGTGGCCTGGCTGTGGCTGAATGGATCAGCCCTCAGATCACGAGCAATGTCCTGAGAACGCAGGGGGTTGTAGTTCTGCTCCTGGGTTTGAAGTTCCATCAGAGCAGAGGCGGCCTTGGCGTTACCAAGACCTGCGAGTTGGGTCAGGCCGGCAATAGCAGCCTGGCGGATCTGGGCAGTCTCTTCCGGACTCTTAGCATTCAAGATGCCAAGGGTCAGTTCCGTGGTGATTCCATCGACTGCTTCATCCATATCTCGCTCAGCCTCTTGACGGACTCGCTCACGGTCTTCTCGGATGAATCCAGCGACTGCTTCAAACTGCTCACCGTACATCTGGCCCAGGGTAACCCCATTAGGCTGATTTGCGATGAGTGGAGTCGTCGCCAGTACATCGAGGAGATCTTCATTGCGAGTAACCTTGGCTCGTGTGAGGATGAGTTCGATTGCCTTAGCGTTGGCTTCACCGCGGCTGAGACCGGTACCCAGCTGCATGTCGGAAGACGCCTGTTGCCAGAACAAGTCCACCGCCGTACGGTCATTCAGGTTCAGCAGGTCAATACCTTGGACGATACCGATGTTGGCTCGTTCAAAGGCCTCCTCCTGCATCACCTTCCGGACCATCTGCATGTGGTTCGAGAAGAGGTTTGATTTCACCGCCATCATCTGCGGTGTCACTTCCTCAGCAAGGATCAGTGGGTTCAGGTTGGCAACACCGGCCTGATCGATAAAGACCTGGAGGTTGTATGCCCACGCTGCCTGCCACTCAGCAGGACTACGGGCCTGGGATGGGGCCATCATCCGCACCACGCCGTTCTCAACGATCGGGATGGTTGGCTGATCAGAGGCCATCAGCTGGCCCATGACGGCCTGTGAAGCCGCTGCTGCCATCTTTGCCTTACCTACAGCAGCACCATAGGCTCGCCAGCCCTTCTGGAGGGGGCTGTCCATCTTCTGCTGGAGCGCGGCACCAGGGCTGACCTCAGCGATCTGCTGGTTGATCTGCTCTTCGATACCAACGCTTTCACGCAGCACCGCAGCTTCATTCTGGAACTTCTGAGCCAGTTCCGGCTTGGGCTGCATCTCACCATTCAGGACAGACGCCAAGCCCAGCTTAAACTCGTTCTCATTGTGAGTCTTAGCCTGCTCAAAGATAAACTTGTTCAGGGTCTCAGAGAACTGACTCAGGACATCAGCGTTGGCTTTAATGTTGTCTACATACGCCTCGCTGGCCCGGTTGAATTGGTTGAGACGATCTTGGCCGGCCTGACTGACAATCGACGTAGCATCATAGGCCCTTACGGGCTCGAAGCCCACCGAGACTGGAGCGTTGCTGAGCCCCACCTGTCGGCCTTTGGGTTGATATACCATTGTTACGGAACTGGGGGTAGGGGCATCATCGGTACACTACTGTGGGTTGCGTGACCAGCGAATGGGAATGAAGCACCACCACCTCCAGGGTTTGGTGCCGATAGGCCTTGGAAGGCCGAGAACCCACCCATAACGGAACCAGCCAATCCACCAACCAAACCAAGCACACTGGGGCCTGATTGCATGATGGGCTTTGATGGCTTCAGTTGTCGTTGGCTTGCTGCCAGGTTGTTGGCAGATTCCCACTGCTGCTGAATGCCTTGAGCAGTTGTGAGGTAGTTGTTGTTAGCGTAAGCTAGGTTCAAACCAAGAGTAGCAAGATCTCGTGAATACTCACGATCAGCGTCATTGGCCAGGATGCCGATGCTTTGGCCGGTTCGACCAGAAGCAAGCAATGTACCCTGGGCTCGCATTGAAGCAGCCATAAGCTCACTTGCTTCCAACGCTGCCTGGCGATATTCAAAGTCTAGCTTTTGTTGTTCTTGAACATAGGCACGGTTAGCGGCAGCAGCATTCAGATCCATCTGGCTCTTGTAAGCCCGTTCCGACTGCTGGTAGGCAGCCATCTGATACTGATACTGTGCTCTTGCAGCAGCATTGGCTTGTTGTACCGCTGCCTGCTGTGCTGAGAATTGAGCAATGGTAGATACAGCCGATGTAACAGCTGTAACGATACCTACAACGGCGGCAGGTAGACACATAGTCAGATGAGTTTGGCGAACTCTACGAAGGTACGGTGTTCGGGACCAGTCGTGGTGTAACCCAGACGTTTGAACCCGAGAAGTTTGAGTAGCTTGAGGTGGTTGGTGTTCCTGGCATCAGCGATGTTGTGAAGTAGGTAGTATTGGCCGTCAAAGGTGTTTAGCCAATACTTGGCCTGCTTGACGAAGGAGATTGGAGCACTCTGAACTTCGTCTGTAGTTAAGAGCCAAACAATCCCACTGAGATCGCTGTCAGGCGTTACACCAGCAACACCAGCAGCTTTACCATTGGGGGCTTCGATGTAGGAAAAAGCGGCAGACGAATGTACTGATTGGCGTAGGGCTTCGTGGACATCAGTCCATCCCAAAGCCATAACCTCACGTACGTCGTCTGCCGATAGGTTGTTTGCCAGCTCCTGGAGCTGACTGTCGGTGATTTGGTTGTGGAACAGCTTGAACATCAGACTCGGCGGATGCCTCGGTTGTTGTACTGACCCGTCCAGGTGACACCAGTGATGGCAGTTGGGAACGGATCTGGACATTCTATCGTGATTTCTACCTGATCGCCGCGTGCCATCACAGGCACCACGTTCTGAGCATTACGGATAATGGGAAGTTCACCAATATCATACTGCCCAGCAAAGACCTGTGGCAAGCGTTGAAGGAACTCTGCTCGACCATTGGGCTGAACACGGACCTGGAACGGCCCAGAGTTGTAGCTGTCCAGCATGAGTCGCTGAACCGTAGGAAGGTTCAAGGTATCCTTCTGCTCGTTGCTGACCACGTAGATGGCAGGCATGAGGGCCATAGACGTGTACTTAAAGCCGATCGCAAAGGATTCAGCCAACAAGTCACCATCTAGCTCCACATAATACTTCTGCCCCGCAGGCGCACCAGCATCATAGGTGAGGAGTGATTCTGTGACCAGACCAACATCCTCACCCGTAGTTTGAATCACATTCACGAGATCAGTTGTATTACCCAGCCCATCTGGCATACACACCTTGGTGGTATCACTGCCACCCTCGTAGATGATGGTAGGACTATAGGTGTAACCATCCAGCCTAACATCAATAGGTGTCCCTTCAAACGACAGCGGAGCTGCTGTGGTTTCTGTGATTAGATTCAAGGACATCAGCACCGGAATGGATTGCCCGGTGGGGATGAGAACCACTCTCAGTAGATCATTCTCAAAGTTGAAGGACTTGATCTCACCAGGGAACATCCAGCGGAACCACGCGGCCTGCTGCCTCTCCGTACCTACATTGTAGAAACGGAAGAGATACAGGGAATTGGGCTCACGTAGGCTATGAATGGCAAGAGTTGATGCAGCCGTAGACGACCGCATAGAGCTGACATAGCTGGGAAGATAGCTTGGAACCGTCCGTGTCAGTTCTGCTGTCTGGGGTTTGCTGTTGGCATCAGTACCAATCAACACCTCGAAGACGTTTGTGGATCGATCACCTTGATCCAGGAACGCAATGGTTGGGCCCATGTCAACGGGTGCCACCTTTGTGCTCATGTCGTAGCTACCGATCTGGTTGATCTCCGCTGAGGCTGCCGAGAAGGCGTCTGTGCGGGTCTCCAGGATGTACTGAGCGTTATCAGCAAACAGCGCCAGGCCTCGGCTTGTGAGCAAGCAGTAGCGCAGGTCGATGGGCTTCAGTGAACCACAGCTAAGGTCGATTGGATCACTGTCCAGAATGGTTGTGACGGTGCTCAGGAAGAAGTTGAAGTAGTCACCCACCTGTGAGCAGATCACATTTTCACCAGACAGGAATACCAGCCTGTTCTTGAAAAAGCTAATGCCCGTGATGGTTCTGTTGACAAACGTCGGGTATGGGTTTGATTCTAGATCACCAACCAGGCGTGTGCGATAGAACTTCTTACCCAGGCTGTCAGCATATACCGTTGCAGACGCAATGCTGTTGATGGTGAAGGTATCACCATACTCATTGTAGACTACATCGCTGGCGGTATAACCACTGCCACCTCTGCTTACCTCAACACCTGTGACACGTCCATCCTGATCTGTGCTGGTAACCCGCAGACGCAAGCTGTTTCCAGTGCCTCCTGCGGTCCAGAAGCTAACACCAGCAGCATAGAATCCACCGCTGTTCGTGGTTACGGATACCGTCTTGGCAATACCATTGACGGTAGTAGACTCCACCTGGGCGTTGGCATACGCTTCGGTCAGACTGCGGAAGGTGAAGGTACCATCTGCCTCACGAATGATGGCATGAGGCAACGTAGAGATGTTGTAGGTATATTTGATCTGTGGAGCAATAGTCTCCTCCCACACACCAGCACCAGACAGGGAACCATCTGCCACCTGGAAGATCACCCAGTAGTCATCACCCCCTTCGGGGGCCAGCACTCGAATGGTGGCGTTGTGGATGAATTGCCGGGGCAGCTCGGCTGGGCTACTGACAACATCATACACCACATCAATGGCACTGCCAGCTGTACCGCCCCGTGCTTTGGCGCTGAAGGCCGCACCATTGTTCTTCACGACGTAGAGGTAGTTACCGACAGCTGTCGCCGTGAACACACCACCGGCATTGATCGTGGTCACCAGACCAGTCATGATGTCTTCAATGCTCAGACGGTTGGTGGATACGTTCGTTGTCTGGTATGTGTATACGACTCCGTTCAACTCGACCTTGTACTCAGTGTTATATCCAACTGAGTTGACAGTGACAATAGCGTATGGAGTCCTAGAACCAGTGAGAAGGGTAGACTCAGTAACCGTAACCGTACGGTTCAGCAGCAGCACATAGTCGTTGATCTGGAAGAGTTCAAGATCGTCGTCGGAGGCATGTGTTGCGTAGGCTGCTGCCCCTGGATCAGGAGTGCTGACTGCCTTTTCGATGCCGCTGTCTGCATCCCAGATCTTCAATCCACCTGTACGGCTGACCTGATAGATGTATCGCTCTTCATCATCACGTAGCACCTGGAACCAGGTACCAGAAGCAGCGGCGTTGGCTAGTTTCCTGATCGCCTTCAGCCCTGGACGCTTGGCAAGACCAAACGTCGGATCTGGGTAGAAGTCATCGCACGCACGAAGCTGCGATGGAAGCTTAAGGGAATCTGGCTGCTGCGATACACCTCCAATCAGCGCAGAGATCTTTTGAGATACTACTGTCATCGTTGGATAGCTCGATAGGGGGCGTAGGGCATGTAAGCCACCTGGCCATTGTCATAGCCAAAGATGTTCACGCCAGACGTATTGGTATCATAGCTGATGCAGTTTGCACGCAGAATGACTTCATCCTGAGAAGTGAACTGCACCATCTCAGTTGAACCCAGGAATCGCCCAGCAAACTGACGGGTGGCACGAGCGATGATGTAGTCCTGGAAGCACTGAGGAAGATCCTCAAAGTCAAACTTCCACACCACATCACACTCGATGCTTGTTCCAGCACCAAAGTCAAAAGAGTGGCTTACCTTGTCATAGAGCTTGCCATCTCGAATCACCGTCTGGTATTGTTGGCGGTTATCAATCTTGTTGTCGCTTAGGCTCAGAATGTTGGTAGGGATGCTGATGTTCCCGTTGTTATCTGCCAGGAATGGATAGCTGGTCTCTTGATTGAAGTGCCATCCCTCGCCCTGGATCTCCGTGCTCACAGCATCGAGGATGATCAGCGCACTGGCGATTTCGGGGTTCGAGGAATCAAGAGAGACGACAGGAGCCTGACCGATGCCCGTAAGCATCTGATTAACAGCTTGCAGTGAAGTTGTCATTGTTGTTGTCGTAAGTAACGAATAGCTTGTTCAAGCCTGGATATGTCGTCGGAGAAGTGACCAAGCCCCACGTTACAGTGGTGGCACAGAAGACCTCTAACCTTTCCAGATGTATGACAGTGGTCTACATGCCAGGTACCTTTTCCACCCGGAGAATCAGTTCCGCAGATGGCACAGCAGCCGTTCTGGGCGCTGAGCAGTTTATCATACCCAGCAGGATCCAACCCATACTTTGATTTGCGATTGAACGCAGATCTTTGTTCGGGCGAATACTTTTTTCGAGCCTTAGTATTTCTGCAGTTTTTGCATCTTGGTTGACCTGGAGAAAAGCAGGATACAGCCAAGACCTGACCGCACTCTAAGCAGGAACGGGATGACATTGACATAAAAAAAGGGGGACCCGTAGGGGACCCCCCAATCATAGCACGGATCAGGCGAGGTTGCGGAAGGCACCGGCAACGGACACGCGGACAGGGCCCACGCCCATGGCCAGACGGCCCACGATCACATCACCTTGGTAGATCACCTTGGTGTCAGCACCAGTGGTCTGGACGCTGGGACCGATGGCCTCAACCACACCAGCAGCTTCACGGTGGAAGATCAGACCGCAGCTGTTGGTGAAGTCAGCGGTATCGCCGTAGTCATTCAGCTCGTTGGCAGTGTCGGTGTTCTCGATGGACGAACCAGTCGCAGAACCGTACTTACCGAGGAACGGAATGTTGTTGGACTTCAGGATCTTGATACCAGCGATCTCATAGAGACCTTCGCCGGAGTTCATCGAACCCTGGCTGTTACCATACTCACGGTTGAGCAGGTTGGTGTCCACGCTGCTGAGCAGAGAGTAGTATTGACGGGGGCTCAGGGCAGCATAGCGACCATCCTTAGGAGCAGCCACCTCGTCCAGGCGGGCAGCGGCCTCGAAGAAGCCATCCACCAGGGCCTGAGCATTATACTCGTTGGCCACACCCAGGTTGATCTGGAAGCCACCAGGCTCGCCAGTCACAGCAGCACTAGCACCGGAAGCCAGGTCCAGCACACGAGCGATACGACGGTCGTAGTGCTCAGCCAGGGCCTGACCGATCTGACGGCTGATGGGGCCGCGCAGGTCGTATTGAGCCAGGACTTCATCCAGGTTGTCCAGGAAGGCGCTGGAGACCAGCAGCTTGTCCATGGTGATGGTGGTCTCAGCCACGTTCGGCTCACCACCGCCCAGGATCGGGGTGCCAGGGGTGTGGAACCCGCTGGTCATCTTGCCGGTGTGAATGAACTGGGCTTGCTTACCACCCTTCAGGGACCGGTTCATCACCTTGTCCTTGAAGATCGTAGCGTTACGGAAAGCCTCGTAGACTTCGCCCGTAAAGAGCTTCAGATACAGGGCACGAGTATCACCCGCGCCGTTGACTTGACCCAGTTGGGTCAGGTTTGCATTAGCCATTGTTGTTGGGAATGGAAAAAGTTGACCAGTTCCCGAGATCTCGGAGTTGTTGCGCGAAAAGTATTCAGTTGTGGGGGTTGTCTGTTAGGGGTATCCACCGCAGTGGGCCCTACCGACCGGTCGGCTTATTTAACGTGGCCCGTTACCACAAAGAAAAGGGGGTCCGACTCTGAGGTGCCCCCAATCCAATTAAAGTAGATCGCCTGAATTGGCGAGTCGATCTTGAATCTCCAGACGATATGCTGGATCATTGCGATAGCGAGGATCACTAATCGCACGAGCAAGTTCAGCCTGAGACTTGAAGCCCGCGGGGCCTTGGTTTCTGACAGCCTTACCGGATACCGGTTGGCCCTCAAACCCACCCTCGTATTTGGCTCGAAGGGTGAGTGCTTGTACGGCCAGGCGGATAGCCTCAGGGCTGCCAGTGTTGACCACATGGTCGTAAGCGGCAATCTCCTCAGGCTTCAAGTTCTCAGCTGCCCATTCAAGTGTCTGGGCGTATGCGGCTTTACCACCGGCCACCTCATCGAGGAGTGCTATGGCGTCAGCTTCTGGCATCGGCTCCGGGGCCGCCGCATTCTTCTGAAGCTCGATATAAGCATCGACCAGCTCTTCGCTGGACATCTGCTTGAGTGTCTTGACGGTTTCCTCTGAAAGGCCTTCATCCGAGTAGAACTCTTCGCTTGCCTTGTTCAGCAGGTCTGTAACAGAAGGTTCCTTTCCAGTGTCGTCAGCCTCTTCAGGGGCAGATTCAGCCTCTTCAGGGGCAGACTCAGGGGCAGACTCTTCCTCCTCGTCAGATTGTTGTTGACCAAGTTTCCGTTCCAGCTCTTTGTAAGCCTTCTCCAGATCCTCGGCAGACTTGAACTTACCAGCAAAACGCAGCTCCGATTCTTCAGCTTTTCTTACCCTGTCGTAGGTATCACGTTGGGCTTCCTCTTGATCAGCGATTAGTTTTTCGCCAACTTCGAGGGCTTTGGCTTGGGCAGCGTCTTGGGCAGATGTGTCGAGACCATCGGTCCCGTCAAAGATCACTTCAGGCATTGGTGTTTAGTGGTAGACAGCGCGGACAGAACCGAAGGTAGGTTTGTTGACTTTCTCTTGGGCACCAATCTTAGGCTGAGCCGTACGAGGGGCCACCTTAGGTTTGCCAACAGTCTTCTTGGGTTCCAGGCTCGTCACCTTAGCGACGGCCTCTTCTTGTTTGATGTCTTCAGACATTGGGTTGCGGTTGAGGTGGTTGTGCTGGTGCCTGGCCACCGCCAGACAACATGGCCATCGCTTGAGGATTCTTCTCAGGATCCATCATTGGCGAAGAAGCCAGTTGACCGGCCTGACCCACCAGTTCTTGTGTGAGCATTTGCTGCTGAGCAGCTTGAGCTTCAGCCTGTTGCTGTTCCTTGGTCTTAACCAGATTCAGTGCATCAATACCTTCAGAGGCAGCAAGTCGCTTAATGAACTCTTCAGGGTTGATATACTTCATGGCTTCAGCACCGAGCAGCTGCATCGCAGTCTGGGTGAAACGCAACAGCGCCTCACGATCCTGGCCGCGGCCAACCCCCTCGATACCTGCTACGATGGTGGGGAACACCACGCCCTTGGGCAGCTTAGGAATCTGCTTAGCACGCTCCAGGGTGTAGAGCTTACGACGCAGGTAGGGTTGAACCAGCTCAGCAGTCAGCACGGAGTAGATACCACCGAGCTGCTCGTTCAGCTCCTGCTGGGTGGCCCGGATCTCCTCGGCGGTCGTACGCTCAGATTGACGCACAGACAGCACCAGGAAGGCCTCAGACAGGCGCTGGGTCAGCTGGGTGATCATTTGGTAGGCGGTGCTGAAGTCGGCCTGCTTAGCGACCTGGACAACAGCAACGTCTTCCGCACGGCCCTGGATCATCGCACCGTTGCGGGCACGAGCCAGGTCAGACGGCTTCACAGTGGCCGCAGGGGACACCAGGAAGACCACCTTGGCCGCGGCGGCACTACCCTCCACCATGGCCTGCATCAGCCCCTCCAGGGACTTCAGGTCACCCAGGTACTCCTCGATGCGACCACGGCCGTAGTCCTCGCCATCCACCACGTTGAAGCGCAGGGGCAGCCAGGGGCAGTTGTCACGGGTGGAGGTACCCTCGGTGTTGGGGATGAGCTTACCCTCCGCTTCCTGACGCCAGACCCAGGAGCCGTTGATCAGTTTAGCGTGGGTGTACACGGCCACCTCGTCCTCATTGACGGTCACGTCAGTAGAGGGACTGGGGCCTTCCTGTCCAGTGTGATTGCCTGCTTCTGGAGGCTTCACATGGAACTCTTTGGGAAGGAACTGACGGTTCACTGCTTCAACGCAGATGATCTCCGTAGCTGTACCTTCACCGTCACGGACCACCGCATAGCGATCCAGAGGATAGACCTTGATGCCTTTCTTGCCAAGGTACATCAGCACGTTGCCTGTGCAGACAAGATGCTTCAGTGCTTGGAGAATGGCAACACGATCAAGAGATTCAGCAATCGACTGAGTGATGATACGCTCAGTGCGGCTGAGGCTGAGATCAATTTCAGACTTGATCTGAGCATTCAACTCCGGATTGGCAACGAACTCACCGTCGTTGATCTGGAGTTTGAAGAAGGAAGTGTTGACCGGGAACAGGGACAACAGCAGCTTAGAAGCCATGACGTTGACGCCTTTGGCCCCCATGGTCTGCCACGGTGTAATCAAACGTTGACCGTTTGCTGTTCCGTTCCGGGGTAGAAGGTGGGGAATGCTGAGTTCAGCACAAGTCCAGGCAGTATCCAGAAAGATCTGCCGGTCGGCTGAAAGTTTTGCATACCGTTCGGCAGCATTCTGTTTCATTATGCTTTAGGCAGAGGAATACGCAAGGAGGAAGGACCCCTAGATGCCCAACGCTTGGCCTGCTTCTGAATGGCCGTACGGCGGATTACATCAGCCCTGGGCCTACCTTCCGCAAGCACCGGAACCGGCGGCGGTGGAGGCGGTGGAGGAAGCGGTGGAATCTCGGGCATCTTGGGTGCCTTTGGTTTCGGAGACGAACACATTAAGCAGCCCTCCGAATACGAAGTCCGGATCGCCCTTCATTGGGGTCTTGGAGAATTGGCACAGGTGCCGGTGTTGGCAGAAGGGAGACATTACCGCTGCCAGTCGGGGTCGTGACATCTCCGAGGTTCACACCAGAAGGGTTCGTGGGTCCCGGAGGCGGCGCACCACCTGTGGCCAGCAGGAATAGCTGGCGGGCTTCTGGACTGACACCGGCATAAGTGTATTTGTTTACACTGCCGAACATGCCCCCGATAAGGGCCCCCCCAAACCCGCTGCGGGTTACACGAGACAGCGGAGATTTGGGGTCGGCTGTGGCGGTACCAACGAGACGGGTGGGGTCACCAAAGCCCCTCTCGATGTACCAGTTCTTCTCAAAGTCCGAGAACGGTGAAGTGCTAGTAGTTAGTTGGCCTTTTGCTCGCGCAAATATGGTACCCGGCCTGGCCTTCGTTGCGTAGTATTTGCCGTTCCTGTTTAGGACATAACCCCCGTAGTCCCCAAAGGCATTGACTGCCCCGTAGTTTTTCGGTGTGATTGGCTCGGTTTTCTTTTTGTTGATGCTGAGTGAACTAGCCATCTGGTCTTAGAGATTTGAGATACCTCACGACCGAAACGCAACCTGCGCGGAAAGCAATCTCGGATAGAGGCAGGTTGTGGTCGGGGAACTCATCGGGGTACCGAATCTCAAGTTCTCCTATGATGCTATCAAGTGTGGCATTATGTCTGGTGCTGAACACCTCAGACATCGCCAGCGGTTCTTCAGCCATACTGAGGCAGGTCTACGTTGCTTGCTTCAAAGAAGGCGGGCATCCGAGCACGCTGGGTGTCGGACAGGCCGGGGGCCTTGCCACGCTCATAGAGGGAATCCGACTGAGCAAGCCAGAAGTCTTTGTCCAGATAGCGATTCTCCGAAGTGGAGAGACCATCCATCACCCACGCGACTGTGGCACGCCGCAGAGCATTGAGGCTTGATGTGGACTTGAGACCCAGCTCGGAACAGACCATCGAGTGGATTGCGACGTGGGTTTGTTCGTCGCGGCTGATGTCTGCTGCTGTGGTGCGGATTCCGATGTCGCCATTGAAGCGGAAGAAAGGAAGGACAACGAAGAAGACGGATCGTTCAAGGATTGCTGCCTTCAGGATTGGATGTTCAGGAGCATCAAGCCATGCCTTGAGGATGTGCTTGCCCTCCTTTTCGTGTTTCTCATCAGTGCCGTGAGCCTCCACAACATAGTTCAGGGCCATGTCGTGACGCTCTTCATCCAGTTGATTTGAGAGCAAAGCCTCACGCACACCTGGAGTATTAGGGAGGTCTCGTTCTAGACCCATTTGTAGAAACTCTCGGACTGGCAGTTCAAGGTGACGGAGGCAGAGAGCCCGAGAAAGAGAATCCTCGGAGCCCTCCACGATCGCACCTGCCTGCACAGCCACAGGAGTCCACTTACGTTTGCGAGCAACGACCTGATCGTAAGGGCTTGTGAATGTGGAGGCCATAGTCTATTCGGCGCAGGAAGTACAGTTACCGTCGAGCCCACAGGCAGGGGCTTCTTCCTCGAAGTTGAAGAACTGACGGAAGTCTTCATCGAGGGCAGCCAGGGCATCATCCTTGGCTTGGGTATCAGGCATCACCTGAAGTGCATAGTACAGGCTGGTCTGAGGGCTGCCCAGCCAGCCAGCCAGGAAGTCCCTGTCGTAGGTTACCACATCACTCCAGCTGTTGTAGCTGTAGCCGTGGAACAGGCCTGTACGTTGGAACAGAGCCACGATACCATCAACCACGTAGTTGTAGTCAGTCCAGCCCACCTCAGCAGCGATCTCCACGTTGGGTGGATACTCGTAGGACTGAACCCCGAAGGTGCCACTGTCGCGGTCTACGTGCCGGCTGATCGGAGGGGCGATCTCCGGACAGGTCGTATAGCCGCGGCTATCCGTGTGGTTGTAGCTACAGCTGGCGGTAGGGGCAATGCAGAAGGCACGCTCCATGTTGTTGAAGCGGGCGATCTGAGCAGCCTGCTGGATGGCCAGGTCCAGCTCACGTGCGATCAGCCCAGCAGGGCCCTCGGTATTGCCAGACAGCAGATAGGTAGCCAGGGCCTCACCAAACTGGGCGTAGGTGACGTTGTAGGTGGCTAAGAAGTTGGCTAACCCCAGCACACCCAGACCCACCTGGCGGTCCTCCAGGGGCTTCAGGTACTCACCCGTGTCACCCACACCAGTCTTGGCGTGAAGCTCAACCAGCTCAGCCATTCCCTGAACAAAGGCAGGGCCCAAATCACTGATCGAGCAGGCACCCAGGTTGACGTGCTGGAGCAGGCAGGTGCCGCGGCTCTTAAGGTAGACCTCAAGGCACACGTTGCCGTAGATGCGCTCGCCATGCTTGTCGTAGCGGATCTTGTTCAGCCAGATGTCGCCTTTGCGGATACCGTCCAGGGTAGCCTCAATCAACTCCTGGCTTGCATTCTCCAGGAAGTTCTCATCCACATCCAGGCAACGCTTCACCCAGGGCAGATCCTGGCGTCGAGCAGTTACAAACTCCAACGCATCAGCGTGGGTGTAATCGAGGTGGATTACAACTGCTCCGTTTTTATAGATTCCTCCACGTCGGAGTGTTTCGTTGAGGGCGGAATAGATCCTGGCGAAGGAGACGGGACCAGACGCCGTAAGTCCTTTTCCATTTTCGTGACCACGCGGCCGAAGGTTACTGAGGTGTACAGCAACACCAGCGCCGTTGCGAAGTGCATGAGATACAAAACGCCAACTGGCTTCAATACCTTCCGGACCCTCCATGTTATCTTCGACCACAAAGACGGTGCACGAAACAGGGAGACGCGATTCGGGTTCGTCGATCCACGATTGAACACGACCGGTTCGAGCGATTAGAGATTTCATAGGAACAAAAAGGTACTAGGGAGGGTCAGTCAGACGAGATCAGACAAGTCGGGCGGGTGATAATGGGGACCCTTGAGGATCTTACCATCGCCCCTCCTAAGAGGTTTGCCATCGACCAATTTGCTCATGTTAGATTCAAAGACGCGGCGCATTGCTACGTCTAGATCCCAACCACGAGCAGCGGCAAACTGATAGCAGACAAAGACAAGATCAGCTAGTTCCTTCAGCTTTTCTTCGTTGGTGTTATCTTTGTCCATGAACTCCAGGAACTCCTCACGGATGAGGTCTTCTTGAAGCTTGAGGACACTGATGGTGTTGACGCCCATTGGCTGTCCCATGCACTCACGGAACATCTGGGCTTGTTGGAGCAGCGTTTCGTTCAACATCAGTTTGTCTCTAGTTCGGCGGCTTGGGGCGGCGGGCAGCGCGGAGCGAAGGTATCAGCTCCGGGTGTGTGGCTAGGTTCTGCCAATGAAGCCACTCACAGCACTCCTCCAGCTCTAAATCTGCGCCCCATTGGGCGGCAGCAATAGCAACCTTGCTTGGCCAGCCAGTCCCATCTCGGGAGGCTTCATCAAACCATTCCTGCACCAGCTCTGGCGGTGGGGTGATGGGGTGGGTCATTTGCCAGCCTCCTTGATCTTCTTGTCTAGATATGCACGGGCCTTGAGAAGATCATCGATCTCGTCCTCATACTGTTTGTGTCCAGCTCGGCAGAGATACTTGACCACGTTGCCAGCGAAGTAGTCGAGCTTCTGGTCAGCAATGAAGTCCCAGACCTCGATGACACCACGCTGATAGTGAGAGGGGCTGTACTTGGACACGTCTTCAGTGTTTGGGGTGGTCGTTGTCGAAGAACTCACGGTAGGCAGGGTTGTGCCGTATGCGCCAGAGTTCCACTGCTCGCAGAAGTCCAGCCAGGGGGTGGCGTGAGTTGAGGGTGAGTCGGTCATAGTGGAGTCGGATGCGGAAGGACAGCAGGAGGTAGCGACGTTCCACCTCCTTCAAAAACCATTGTACTACAAGATCGACAGCTTGGGGGAAGAGGGGCTCCAGGGCGACGATCGCAATGATTACGACGGCACACCAGAGTCCGTAGACGAGGGGGTCCATAGGATCGGGGCGTTGGCGGTTGAGTTGTATTCGCCTGGCCGGAGGATCCTAGCAAGACGAGCGTTGCGGAGGGCGTCCTCCTCGGTTTGGCCGGCTTTTTCGTAGGCGGCCACGATGGCCCCCCAGTAATTGCCGTCCTTCACCTTTTCTAGGATCTTCTTGGCACCTACGGCACCCACCCCTGGTACACCTTTGTAACCGTCCACCGGGTCTCCGGTCAGGCACTGTGTCCAGAAGAAACGATCGGCCTCCTCAGGCCCCACATAGAACTCCTCTTCACCATTGAAGTGGCGGCAGCTGATCTGCTTCATGTCCTTGTCGGGACTGATCAGAACGAACTCCTCAGGGCTCAGGTGGCAGTCAATGCCCAGGGCATCGTCGGCCTCCACGTTGGCAAGGCGGACCACGCGATAGTTCTGAGCACACCACTCCAGGAGCTTCCGGTAGCCCACAGGCTTACGCTTGGTGCGCTTGCCCTTGTACTCCGGATCGATCTCTTTGCGATAGTTCTTAGTGTCAGAAAAGTACAAGGTCACCCATGGGGTATCGAACCGCCGTTGTAGCAGCTCGATCTCAGACTTGAACTGTTTGATAACCTGCTTGAAGTTACTGGCAATGGTGATCAGATCATCACCCCAGTCAAGTTCCTCCTCATTGGATTGGCAGGTACGGTAAGCAAAAAAATCAGCGTCTACCCGTAGCTCCAAATCGCTGTAGAACGGACTGGGTTTCTTGTTTGGCATGATGTTAGCGTGACGTTTGTTGTCTGTAGCGTTCAAGCCGTTGAATTACTAGATCAAGGTCATCACCCAGTTTACCTAGCCCAGTATTGCATTGTTGACAAATCCATCCACGGAACGTATCGGTTTTGGAATCATGATCAAAACACATCAAGTCAGCACCACGACGATAGCTCATAGGCTTCTCGCAGATTGCACAAGGCAGACCTTCTGGTGGTCTGTATTCTGTGCCGTGGTTTTTCTTCCGCCATGCAGCCGTGGCTTGAGCGTAACCAAAGTGCTTGGTGAAGGCCGTCTGCTTTGACTTGGATGACGCAGTGTTGCAAGCCTTGCACATGCTCATCAAGCGGGAAGATCCTGAGCGTCTTGTGTTGTCCGCAAAGAAGTCAGACTCTTCTTTCGTGATCTTGCACTTGGTGCATACTTTAGTGACACTCTGACCAGTTAGCGCCATGTTTAGCCTCCGCAGCTAGGGGAACGTTGAGTTTGAAGAGATGACCAGCATCCACAATGGATGATTCCATAATGAACTTAACCCGCTCAACGATGTCAGGCTTTGAAGCAATGGCAAGCTCGTCATGCACGTAAGCCAATGGACCGTAGTCTAGACCCACCTTGAAGTGTTTGTCCAACTCAGCATAGCACAGGACCAGCCACTGCTTAGTGACGATGGCACCTGCCGACTGGAGTAGGTAATTCAGGGCAGCGTGCTTCTTTCCTTGGAGTCGGATGGGCCTACCGTCCAGTCCCTTGAGAAGATCTCCCTCGGCTCGCTTGGAGACGGCTGTGAGTAGATCATCAAGGCCAGGGATAGCAGCCACAAACTTAGCACGAATGTCCTTGCCGAGTTTAGTCGCCTTCGCATCGTTCAGGGTTTTGTCTACGGATAAACCAATCTTCTTGTCTCCAGCACCATACAAGAAGGCGTAGGTGATGGTCTTAACTGCCTTACGGCTGACACCAACACGATCAGCATTCTGCTGGTGGATGTCACCGTTCACCACTACGTCAGCGAACGCACCGCCATCGTAGTAGGCCAGGTAGTGTCCCAACATACGCAGCTCCAGACCAGAGGCGTCTGCCCCTACCTGAATCATACCAGGACCTGGGCCAAACAGGGCACGGCAACGTGGATCGCTGCTCACCTGGGCAAGGTTGGGCCTGGCGTGGGCGTTACGGCCCGTGTTGGTGGCCAGCATACAGGCGTGGTGTATGCGGCCCTGAGGGGTCACCTGCTTGAGCCAGGCGTTGTTGCCCTCAGACAGCTGACCGAGGGCCTTCTGAAGTTCCAGGAGTCGAGCAAAGGTTCGGCTTTCCTCGGTATCCATGGCCAACAGAACGGCCTCATCGATCTTGGCCTTGCCACTATCGGTGAAGTCATCAGGCTTCCACCCGCGCCAAGTCTTGAATGCCCAGGCAATGTGATCACGGCTGGTTGGATTGAACTCCTTTAGCTTGGTGAACTCAGCCCCAGCAATGTAGCCCTTGGTCTTGTTTGGACGCTTTGGGACCATTGCGCCTCCATCCACGTATGGGAAGGTGGCACGCATGGTATCCGCTAACTTCTCCGACTCCGATCGAAGTTCACCCTCAAGACGTTCAGCAGCAGAGACATCAAACGGCCAGCCATACTGCTCTTGGATAGCCATGATACGGGCACAAGCGTGCTCCAGCTCGATCGGCTTAGGATACTTGGCACGAAGATCATTGAACTTCTCGAATAGGGTGGCAGCTACGTGTACATCCTGCTCGCAGTAGTCCTCCATCTCCTGGGACCACGCCTGCCAATCGGTAGTCTTACCGAAGTCAGACTTGTAGTCGCAGACCCGATACCCCCAGGCCTCCAGGCTGTGACGGCCATAGAGGTTACCTGGCATGGCGGTAGGCTTCTTGCGGAAGTCACGGGCCAGGATGTCAGGGAAGAACAGACGAGACAGGATCAGGCTGTCAACTACCTCACCCTCAGGCTCGAAGAAGCCATAGAACTCCTTGAGCACTGGGATGTCGAAGCCCACAATGTTGTGGCCTGCGATCAGCTTAGCCTCATTCAGGTAGTTGACACCCTCTGTGATGGGACGACCGTGGCCCTCATCGTTGAAGCGGAGAACCTCACCCGTGTCCAGGTCTTTCATGACCAGACAGTGGATGTGGCTCAGCCCCTGGCGAGGAAGGCCGTTGGTCTCCAGGTCAAAAACGAATCTCATTCGGGTCTCTAGCTTCGTGATCTTCCAGCCCATCAGTATCTACCTCCCATCCAGTAGCCTCGAAGACAAGCCCAAAGCACTCATAACCGCCTTCATCAACGGTATAGGTTGCTTTGAACCCACCCGAGCCGGCACCACCAAACTCGATGGCACGTTGGAGGTAGCGATAGGCAGCCTGTTGCATCTGGAATCTAGTGGGCCGGTGAAGCCCGGCGCGGTTAGGCATTACCCACTTCCAATCCAGCACGTCCATTACCTTCTCGACCTTTTCCCAGTCGAAGTAACGGATCACCTGTTGGATCAGGCGCTCTTGTTGCTCAGAAGTAGTCAGTGGTGTTGTCATCGGTGGAAGTTGTCGGACTGAAGTCGAACGACTCCTGCATTCTACCCGTCTCGGTATTGTAGTGGACGGTTCCCGCAGGGCCGGTCTGGCCGTTGAAGCGGTTTTTGAGGACCCGTAGGTTGCTGAAGTCATCTCCTGATGAGAGGTTACGTTCCAATGCTACCACAAGATCGCTCAGTTGGACAATGGAGTGGCTGCCCCTGAGTTGCCCCAGGCTGACCTGGCCTCCATCCTCGTGCCCCTTGTCGCCCTGAGGGCGGCGTAGGTGGCTGATCAGTAGCATTCCGATGCCAGTCTCCTCCACAAAGGAGCGGAGCTTGGTCATCGTTACGTCGATCGTCTTGCGCTCGTCTCCAGTGTCGAGACCTGACATCAGGATGGAGAGGTGATCGAGGATGATCCACTTCACACCATGAGCCATGGTCAGGAATCGGATGTCGCTGAGGATAGCCTCAGGATCTACGCTTCCGAATCCTTCCCGAAGATACACGCGACCAGAACCCACAGAAAGATCAAAAGCAGATCGAAGAACAGCATCGTCGTGTTGGTTGTTCAGGTGAAGGGGCTTGTTGGCCTTGACGGTCATCAGGCGCAGAGCAGTCCGTTGGATGGACTCCTCAAGAGCAATATAGCCGATCGCCTGCTGCTGGTCAACTAGGTGCTGGGCAACCTCACCACAGAAGGTGCTCTTACCCACACCGCTGCCCGCAGTCACCGTCACCAGTTCCCCCAGGCGTAGGCCCCCGGTGACACGGTTCAGTTCGGTGAACGGCCACTCGGCATCCTTGCCATGGAGGGGTTTGGTGACCAGATCGAACAGGCCGCGGCCATCGACAATGGTCTTGGGTTGGTAGTGGGACTTGTTCCAGATCGCCTGGCGGATGGCCTCTGGATCACGTGCCATGATGGCATCGTTGGCGTCCTTGTAGTCCCCAGACATCCGAGCAAGGAAGACCTTCTCGTGGGGGAACAGACTGGCACACTCTTCAGCAGCAGCAATGCCGGCCTCGTCATTGTCGAAGAACAAGACGACCTCATCGAACCCAAGCAGCCACTTAAGCTGATGCTGGAGGGCCTTCTTGGCTGCCTGGGCGCCGTTCGGGACGGATACCACCGGCCAGTTCGCTCGGGCCTGCCACACGGACAGGGCGTCCATCTCACCCTCAGTCACCACCACCGACTTGCCACCACCGAACAGCTGTTGGCCGAACAGGGTGTGCTCTTCATTCTTGCCCACCCAGGAGAAGTCCTTGTCGGCAGAACGCTGTTTGTAGGCCACCAGACGGCCTGTTTTGTCGTAGTAGGGGAACTGAAGGTTACGGGTGTCCCCGTTGAAGCGGACGTTGAACTTCTTGCAGGTATCCTCAAGGATGCCCCTGCTCTTCAGTGGGATGTAGTCACCGAGGTAGTTCACGT